TCATCAATTAATAGATATCCTGTTTGCACTTTCGTTCTGTGAAACTGGGTAGACATTGGACTACCTGGATATACAATATTTAATTGAGTATTAGAGTGACTATGTAAGTCTCCAGCAAACACAATCGGAAACTGTGCAAGCTTATTGAGATCTATCTCAGGAGACACATGAGGTGGTATAGAGCCTCTCACGTGTGTGAATAGAGGCTTTCTTATATCTAAGTCCAATACTGGATTCCATTTTCTGTGTAAATAGCAATACGGTAATATAGTGTATTGCTCTGTTACAACTATTTCATCAATAACTGTAACTAAGGGATTTAACCTTTGAGTCGCTGACTTTAACTGAGTAAAGAAAGTTTGGTTCTTTTTAGTAGCTTCGTGGTTTCCATCAAAAATAATTGTTGGAATTGTAACTCCGCTAATAAAGTCGAAATATAACTCTAACTCAGGCATTGAAGGGAGCCTATCAAATAAGTCTCCCCCAATGATATGTAGATCAACATCTTTCTCAATCTCTTTAATTTGATCAAAAAACTCACGATATCTGTTTGTTGCCCACTTAACGGGTACATTCTTCTGTCCGAGTTTTATATGCCAATCTGCTGTGAATAAAATCATGCTACGAAATCATCTCCTAGTTGCCAACTGCAACCTGTTAAACCGCCCGCTTGAAGTGCTGCAAGAGTCCTGCGGATTTCTTTAGCACTTCTGCCTGTATCTAATGCATTGATTGATACATGCTGAACTATATTATTCGGGTCTATAATATAGGTTGCTCTATAGTGAACACCATCTTCTTCACTTACTATTCCTAGTTCATAGCCTAATGCCATGCCCGAGTCTGCTGCAAGTGTGTGCTTGATATCACCAATAAGCTCATTGTCTTGTTTCCAAGCGAGTTTGCAAAACTCATTGTCTCCACTCACTCCGATTACTTGAGCAGCATCTGACATTTCATCAAAGGCTGCAATCTCTGTTGGACATATAAATGTAAAGTCTTTCGGATAGAAATATATTACTGTCCATTCAGAGTCAATCTGGTTATGAGTTATTGAGCCTAATGTGTTATCACCTTCGCAGGTGTTCATTTTAAACTCAGGAAACTCTTGTCCTACAACTACCATTTTTGTTCTCCATCTGAAAATTCAGAGGCAACTTCTTCATCAGGGGTATCATTGCCACCTGATCTAACTCTATCAAGAAGTTCTTTTTGAGCATCTGCGCTTGGTCTAGGAAGTACTTCATCCATAGACTTCAAGCCTTCTATCAACTCTTTTTCCGACTCATCTAATGCTCTTGTTTTGCATCTAAGTACTTGTAATTGATACTCTACGTTAAATGCCATTGGTCCAGTTTTCACTCTTTTGAAGTGAACATCCCAACCTGTCTCAGGATCTGTAGGGTCACCAAGGTCCTCTGCAGCAAGCATTACTTGCTCCAGTAATTTTTTCTTTAAGTTGAGGACTTTGACTTGCTTATCCTTGGGGTCAATACATTGTATTGCATATGACCAACCACACTTCATTTCTGGGTGGTAGTCTTTTACCCAATCTTTTTCTTTGTTGTCAAAAGATTCTGTAGAACGATTAAAGGAAAGACACTCCATAGGAATGTTCTTTGCGTTCTCACCTTTGATCCAATATACATATCTAGGAAGTATATCTCCTACCATTCTTACGACATTGTCGCCGTCTTGATATTGGAACTGATTTATGGAAGACTTCTTAGCCTTACCTTCTAATTGTGCAAATTTTAATGCCATTTTTATTTCTCCTTTTGTGACTTCTCATACCGAAAATGTATTTGTCCATCTTCAATCTTAAGTAGCCTATTCTTTTTAATTATGTTCTGCACTCCTTTGGGAAGTAGTGCTAGTTCTATAGTTAATTTATTTGTTGTTAAGTATTCGTTATAACTTCTAAAAGATGCTACAGCGATGTATTCAGCCCATTCTGAATCAGAAGCGGACTTACGATGCTTGTAAATAAACTCAGGATTTAGTAAAAAACTATCACCTGAATAATCTTTTCCGTAAAATTTAAAGAGTCTGTCACGCTTACTTGTAGGTGGGTACTCGTAAGTAACATACCACACTATAAGTAAGATGTCCGAAACCTTATTCTTACTGTCTTTAGCGATCTTTTTCCAATTATATCGTATCATATATTATACTAAAAAATTCAACTCCTGTCAAGAAGTATTTTTTCATAGGTCATTTACCTCGTATCCTTGCTTCATGTAGTAGCCTCGTCTATTGTTCGCCTGTTTCCGTGCCGTTTTACCTACTAAATTTATATCCACTACAACGGGCTGGGCTTTATCTTCTTGTATTCTGATAATACGCCCAATGAGCTGTGTTAGAAGAGGTTCATTGTTTACAGGAGTTGCTAAAACGAGACAGCTTAAGCAATCTAAAGATACACCTTCTGAAAATATAGACTGTGTACCATATAAAATATTTTTATCATGCCAAAGCTGTTTCATCATCTTAGGACGTTCTTCATGTGGTATATCTCCTGTAATGGATATAGCCTCATCTCCGCTCAGTTTAGCACAAGTTTTTAGAAACTCTACTCGGTCTGAGACAACCAAAACTTTATGACCCTTAGCTGCATAGGCACTTGCTATCATAGCTACTGAGTGTACATACTCCTCCTGATAGGAGAGGTGTGTTACTTTTGTTGCCCATGGGATATTCTGTCCATCCATAAATCTTACGTCTGAAGCTATAATATCTATCTTTGGGGTCATATAGTTTTCTTTTGGTGGCTTATGTACTGTTTGTCCAAAGTAATCTCTAAACACTACATGTTTGCCATCTTTTCTTTCGATAGTACCAGATAGGCCGATCTTATATCTTGCTTTATTTTTATCTACAATTTTAGCAAAAGTTGGACTGCTTACATGATGCATCTCATCAAGTATCACAGTTCCAAATTCATCAGAAATGTCTGTGACTCTACGGTATAGAGACTGAACACTACCGATGACGATAGGACTATCTATATTGAACTTACCTGCGCCAATAATCCCTGCTTCAATTCCAAAGACTTTCCTTGTCTCTGTTTGCCATTGTTTTAGAAGAGCTAATGTATGTACAACAACCAAAGTTTTTTGACTAAGGTTTGATGCGATTGCTAAGGCGGTAAATGTCTTACCCCAGCTTACCCATGCGTTAATTATACAACTTTCATCTACTCTATCAAAAACTTCTTGCTGGCTAGGTCGTAACTCGAACTTAAATTTAGGAAATTCTATCCGTTTAGTCACTCGCTTATCAACTATCTCATAGTCTTTTGGGATTAAATCTTCTCTACCACTTGGTAACGTGATTAAATCTTTTCGAACAATCCCCATGTTCTTAATTGTTGTAGGGGGATCTCTAGGATCATAGTTTGGTATTGTGTATGTAAGAGTACTATCAATAGCTGACTGCTGACTTGGAGTCGCGTTCATGTAGATTCTATTACTGAGTACTGCTTTCATATTTTTCGCCTTGTCGGGGTTTTCTCTTGTTCTAAAAAGTCGTAGATAACCCAAGGCAATCCGTTAAGATATAGCACTTGTGCCCACGACTCGGTACTTTTCGGAGGACGTTTTTCCGAGAAAGACATATGTATGTCCTTTAGCCAAATTGTAGAAGTGTTTGTATTATCTTCTACTTTTCGAATTTTATGACATACCAGTTTTGTAAATGTTGACTTTTCATAATGGAAGTACTTTCCCGAAGTATCAACATAGTTTTTTCCTCGATGTTTTATAAGTCCCACTACATTCTCAATTTGAAACTTAAGTGGAAACAAATTTTTCAAAGGTGTCCTCAACCTTCTCTGCCCAATAGTATCCCCAGTTTGGTTTAAATCATCAAGCACTTGGTCTTCAATAAAGACTATGCCATCTTGTTCCCAGATATTATCTGAGTTTAAAACGTAAACTGGATATACTAAATCAAATCTAACCATATAATTTGGTATACTTACCAAAACTATAATCCTCACCGACATCATAGTCACAGCCAACAGGTGCACCATTTATATAAACACCTCTGTCCATTTGTACAAACTCTGTCAGTTTCTTACTGTATGCATCAATCTCATGATGTGGGCACTCTGCAAGAATAGAGTCATGTACTAAAGCGAAGATTCTACTTTTTAGTCCGTTCTCTTTTATATAGTTATTCATGTCTATTGCGGCAAGCAAGTTCATATCAGAGGATACAGATTGAACTAAGAAGTTTATACCACTTCTTACTTCATGACTTGCAATACCCTTATCAGCACTTCTCACATTCTCAAGTCTACGCTTTCTACCAAAAGTAGAATATAAATAAGCGTTAGCTTCAATAAACTCTTTCTGCTCTTCTAACCAATGCTTCAACCTGCTG